CATACATGAAGTTCACAAAAGGGGCTAAAAAGCTTCTTGGCACCGACACCGGATTTTCAGGGCTCTTGTATGTCTATAGTGATACAGCTACTGTGACTAGTACTAACGATATATCTACAGTAGATAAACCTATAGTAGAACTACTACGTAGTTCTACTATATTGGGAAAAAATTTCCCAAGTAAAGAAGGAGTTGAAATGGGATGGGATTTAGATGGAGATGAAACTCCTAAGCCTAAAAAGTTTGTCGAAGAGGATCCTGCTGGAGCGGTAGGTCGAATTGAAGACAAGGTCGCTATGCGCAGACTTAAGTATGGGGCTAAGCCTGAGACTTCAGTTACTCATCGCAGCAATATGCCTGAGGAGAACTGGAGTACAGTAGATTTAGTTTCAGAGTTTGGATCATTACTAAACGCAAGCACAGCTGGACATCTCACCATGCAGCTTAACACACGCTCACTAGCGTTATGGATTAACCAGCAGGTTGGTAAAGGTGCGACTAGACAACAGGTACTTACATCGATTAGAATGTTCTTTGAGGACCCACGCAATTTAAACAACGCTGGAACAGGTATTCCTATCTGGCGTAAGTTCATCGCTTACTATCAGACGGTAGAGGGAACTGTGACTCGGGAAGAACTTCCTGACTCATACGATGAAGATATGGTTAGAAACCAGCAAGAAAAGATGCTACGACTACTAGGGGGCAAGTAATGTACGACATTAACAAAGAGTCTCCTACAACCCGCCACGCTATCCTGCGGGCTACCTTGCCTATGAAAACCATCGGTATGGAGTTCTCAGACCTAGATAACCCTCAGGTTGTCTCCGTGGTCCAGAAATGGGTAGATACAGTCCGGTCAGGGATGGTCATTAAAAGCCCTGGAAGCCCCTCTAGCGGCCTTGGACTAGCCTTGGTAGGGTTACCAGGTCATGGCAAGACCACATTGGCCTCTGTAGCCCTGCAGGAGCTTATTCGTACTATGCCAGTCTCCTCTAACCAGCCAGGTCTATTTATGGATTACCCAAAATACCTACGGCTTGAGAAGGAGTCTTGGACAGACTCTGAAGCTAAGGACTTGATTCAAAAGATTAACGGGGATGTAAGAGATGCCATACCACTTTTTATCTTAGATGACTTAGGAAAAGAATATCGAACTGCAAGTGGTTGGTCAGAAAATATGTTTGATGCGGTGTTGCGTTCTCGCTTTAATGCGGGATTACCAACTATCGTAACTACAAATGTTAAGTTTTCAAAGTGGAGAAGTACTTACGGAGAAGCAATGGAAAGCTTTGCCCATGAAGCATTCATGTGGGCTGATGTAGAATCAGAGACAGGGGATCGACGCAAATGAAAGAGAAAACTATGGGTTGGATGATCACTCAGATTTTTTTATCTGAAACAGGTGTTCATGAAGTGCACGTGCATCACAGCTCTCTCAAGTTGCGTTGTAATTGTGCTGGCTTTGAGACACGCAATACTTGCAAGCACACACGCTTTGTTAAAGACCGTATGAATTTAAACGGCGGTGTCTATCCTGTAGAAATTTCTAACAAGGTAGATCGTGAGCAAAGTACTTTGGCTAGCGAAGATCCGGAAGCCTTCAGACAACTTCTGGTAAACTACGGCAAAATAGAAATAGTTTAACTATGCGTGGGGGCGATATTTCAAATGAAATCCCAATGCGAGTTCTAGTTTCTTTAGATTGCTTGCTTGTAAGAGAACCTAGAATTAACAAGGTGCTGGGCATTTCAGTTCCTTACATAGAGACAACCTATGATAGAAGAGCCCTTGCTCATTTCTGGAGATTTAAAGATACCTATGAGTATTCACTAGAGCTTGTGGGGTTTGAAAGATCTCAAAATGATATGGATAGAATCCTAGAGGATTTAGATAACCTAGGAACTAATCCGTTTAACTATGCAAAAGCTTACAACGTAGTTGCTGATCTTGTAGCAGAGCTTCCTTATAGGCCAGAAGTAAAGCATGTAATTGATATTCCAGATCGTGCGCTAAGATACGGTCACTGGTTTTTGGATGAGGGGAGAGTGAATGGCCGCCAATAATGAAGAGCGTTTATTATCTAAAGCTATCCGTAGCAGAGATATTCAACCGCTGCTTGAGTGCGGGGTACAAGAAGACTGGTTCTTTAACGACCTTAACAAGCAGGTATGGAAGTTTGTTTCTAAACATAACGAGAAGTACGGAGAAGTCCCTACAGCCGTAACGGTTAGAGATAACTTTCCTACGTATACTTTGCATGCCGTAGAAGACAGCATTGAGTATTTACTCGACCAGTTAATAGAATACCGTAAGCGTCAGAAGACTATCGATGCTTTGCTGGAAGCTCAGCAGGCAGTATCACAACAAGATCACAACACTGCATTGCAGACCATGGCATCAGCAGCACAAATCTTGATGAATGATAATCAAAGAGATTCTACTGATGAGAATCTTAGTGATCATCCTATGCAACGCTACGACGAGTACATGGCTATCAAGACTCGTCCTAATGGTTTGCTTGGGTTATCTACTGGTTTTAAAACTATTGATGAGATTACCTCCGGTGTTTTGAAACAACAGCTGTGGACTATTGCAGCCCCTCCTAAGACCGGTAAGTCCGTGCTTGCTATGCAGATGGCTATTAGAGCACAGGATGAAAACCAACGGGTCATGTTTCAGTCGTTTGAAATGACCGCTAGAGAAATGAAGACTCGCTATGATGCGATGCGTTCTCATATCTCACACAAGCGTTTGATCATGGGTGCGTTGCGTCCTGATGAAGAGAAGAGCTACTTAAATCATTTAGGTATGGCACGTGATGACTTCTGGATGCCTGACACAGTGGCTTCTAGAACTATTACAGGGCTCTGTGCAAAGGTAGAAAAATATAAACCTGACATTTTATTTGTGGACGGTATGTATCTTATGTTTGACGAAGAGACCGGTGAGACTGAAAGTGAGAGATCACTTCGTAGTCTTACTCGTGGAATGAAACGTGTAGCACAGCGCTACGACATTCCGGTTGTAGTTAGTACTCAGACTCTGCGCTCTAAAATGCGTGGGGGCAAGGTAACTGCAGACTCTATTGGTTACACATCATCGTTCTTGCAGGACTCAGACATTGTTCTAGTTTTACAACGACAGGATGAAGAGGATGACTCATCTCGTTCTCTAAGCGTGGCAGCTAGCCGTATATCAGGTATGGGATCCACAGATCTACTGTGGGATTGGGAGGAGGGTCGCTTTGAAGAGTATGCAGCTTTCAATAATATCCAGTCCATTTGATGGTACTCAGCTATGCCTGCAGTATCCTACAGATATTTTTTACCCTGAAGCAGATGATCTTGGAAACTATAACGAATCTGATTTTGATATGGCTAAAAATATTTGCAGTAGCTGCTGGCTTAAAGACAAATGCTTAGAATTTGCTTTAAAGACTAATGAAAAAGAAGGTGTATGGGGTGGAACAACCCCTAAAGAACGCCGTAGTATTCGCAGAAAGGCGAGACGATGATTAATAAAGAAGAAGATCTAGAAATCGATTTACGAGGAGAGCCTACACACGTTTGCGTATGTGGATCTCGAGTTTGGAATCTTCAAGTAATGTTTGAAGACTATGAGATTGGGATGTACTTTACAGATATGGAGTGTGCGCTTTGTGGTTCTAAAGCCACAGCTCCTACACTTCCAGACAAGCCAGGTTGGTTCAGAGGGGTTGAATAATGTATGCAGAGGGCGCAGTAGAAGGAGTCTTACTTACCTTAGGTATTGAGACTACTCAGCGTGGGGATGAGCTGCTTGGCTTATGCCCAATGCACTTAGAGCGCACAGGCCGGGAAGACAACCATCCTTCTTGGTCTATGAATGCTGAGTCTGGTGTTCACCATTGTTTTTCATGCGGGTACAAAGGAACTCTTCTTACCCTAGTAGGTGAGATCAAAGAGTTTACAACTCAGTGGGGACATGTTGACTTTGATGCTGCCAAAGATTGGCTTCGTAATAACATCGAGGTTAACTTTGAACACCTAGCACGCCAACTAGAAGAGGCTCGTAATACTTACGTATCTCTTCCAGCTCCGGTAAGCATGAGTGAAGCACGCCTTGCAGTCTTTCATGACATTCCTGACTGGGCACTAGAAGCACGTGGTCTTACTGCAGATGCTTGCGCCCATTATGGTGTGCGTTGGAATCCTGAAAAGAACTCTTGGATTACGCCTATTCGTAACCCAGCAACTAAAACATTAATGGGTTGGCAAGAAAAGAGTCAGACAGAAAGATTCTTTCGTAATCGTCCTACCGGTGTGGCTAAATCCAAAACTTTATTTGGTCTTGACGCA